TTATTTTTTACCGGTTTTTAAATACTTTGCCAGCTTCTCTGCGGCCTCCACTTCTTGTTCCTGATGGACACGGGCATAGATTTGCAAGGTGATTCTGGGGTCAGTATGTCCGACCATCTTTTGGACCGTACTGACAGCGACACCGGCAATCAAAAGATTAGAGATATAGCTTTTACGAAACTTGTGCAACGATATAACCGGTGCCAAGTTGTTGTTACGAATAATGGTACTAAGCCACATGCGCGGTTTATCAACACGGAAACGGTTGCCTGTCTTAGTAGTGAACAGAAGTTGATGATGAGTTGAAAGCCTGACATAGCCATATACATAGTCAGGTTGTTCAATTCGCCATCGTTTTAGCCAATTAATAGTTTCTGAATCAACTGGGACATCACGCCTACTTGCTCTGGTTTTTGGCGGATTAACAATCAGCTTCCCATGCACACCGAGTGAAACAGTTTTGTTGACACTAATTAGTCGCTTTTTGAAATCAATGTCTTCCCATTCAAGCGCCATAGCCTCGCCAATTCTTAAACCGGCATAAGCTAGGATACGAAACAGCACGTACTTGTATAGTTCCCTATCAGGGTTAATACAATTGAAAAATACTTCCAATTGACGTCTATCCCAGAAGTCGTTTGTGGAGCCAATCTTGTCTTGGACACGTGGTAAGATGATGCGTCTTGCAGGGTTGTGTGGGATATAGTCCCTCAGTTCAGCATAGGTAAGTATTCGGTTGATATGAACAAAGTACCGTTTAAATGCCACTGGAGACTGTTTAAACCATTTATTCACCGCAGTTTGGACATCTTGTGGGGTGATCTTATCAATGTACATGTCACCTAGATCAGGCAAAATATGGAGATTGAAACAGTCACGAGTCTTGGACCATGAACTTTCCCTGACTGTGAGCTTGTATGATTTTAGCCATTCTTCATAGACATCATTAAACTTTCTTGCAACTTTATCGGGTCTAGGGACAACCGTGAGTTCACCACTTTGAACAGCTTTCTCCAAATCACGCCCTGCTTTAATAGCGTCTTGTCGTGTGAGCTTACCTCCTTTTACAACATACTTCTTACGTCCAGTCTTTGGATCAATTCCAACATAAACGGATACCTTCCACCGTCTTTTTCCACTATCAAGTTTGTAACTCCTGATTGAAGCCATAATTTTGTCCCTTCATCGCCAGCAGGCTATGTAGAGGGCTAACTATTTACGCTGATCAACAAGAGTTTTAGCAATAACTTTAATAAGTTCTACCTCAGTAGGCCTAAGAAGCGTTCCTTCCCATTGAAATCTAGTATTTGCATCCGACAACTCAGCTAGAAGAGTTGCCTGAGCAGGTTGTTCATTAAGGGGTTTAATACGCTTGAATGCTAGAGAAATTTTGGACTCGGCTGCCTTAGTGATACTACGTGTGCCGTGCTCATATGAATTGATTGATCCAACTGATAACCCCACCTCTTTTGCTAATTCTCCCTGTGTAAGTCCTCTATCAATTCTTCCTTGGTGAACTTCTTTTGCTGTCATTACCACAGTACTCACCTCTTCTCAGCCTAAATGAATATTTTAAACATTTTGTAGTTGACAATATTCAAATCATGGGCTATGCTTCTCTTGTAGTTAAATAATAACACTTTGTATGTGGCTATTCTACATAGTAAGGGAAGTGAGAATAATCGTTTATTTTGTGTCTTGGCTAATTATGCATCAAATCACACTTGCAGCTTTATGCTTTGCAACTTTAGCAGGAATCTTTATTGGTGCTCTGATTCAATTTCTTGAAGACAACAAAAAAGCTACCCCGCACGCCAATGCGAAGTAGCCTATAGCTAACTTAATAGCCGAAACAATCAACCCACGTCAATGGGTCGATATACTTATCCCCTAGAAAGGACAAAATAAGTGTATCATGATTGTTATGTTCGTGCCACAGCATACCTGCGCACGGTTGAAATAAAGTCAGGTGGTCAGCTAGAGCCGATGCTATAAAGTCCAGCCGGTAAGAAATCCCAGTCAGGTTCCCTATCGTCAAATCCTTGGTGTCTACGGCCTTCCGGACTTTAAATGGTAAATAGTAGGGGTGGAACGTCTTGACAGCTTTAACTAGCTGTGAGGTCATCCAGCCATGTGTATTAGCGGTGTTTTCAGGAGTTAGACCGCACAGTTAATAGCTAAATAAATCTCAAACTCATGCACATGGTACTCTGGGCAGGACTAGAGTGGTAACTGGATGCTGGTTATTAGCAACGTGATTATCATGGGCTAATAACTAGGCTGTGTATGCAATTGGTGGTGAAGAGCCACTCACAGTCACTTTTTGTGGCAAGGGGGAACTATCAGCAATTCAAATATTCAAAGGCTTGAAATATTAAAAACAGCCACCAAGAGTTACGATAATCTGTGTATATTTAAAGCCTTCATTTTGTCTTGAACATTCAAGAACAACGTAGTAGTCATCATCATTCTCTGCCATTACCACAATGCCCTGAGATTTCTCAGAAATCCATAGTGGTTCTTTACCAAAAAATTTACTTACATAGTCATTTGTAGGAGCAATATCAAAGCCATTATCTTTCAACCATTTATGCCAATCCAATATTGCCGGTAGATCAAACATTCTTGCAGCCTCTAGTATACTTATTTGTTCTTCTGATTCTTTCTCCAAGTTGATGACATATTTCTTGGTAGCATCTAGTGCATAGCCATGAGGAGAAACAAGTTGACCCATACCCCGGTTTAATTTCAGCTTTTCCATAAAAAACCTCCTAATTATTTTCAGTATCAGATTGATCTCTCTAGATGATTTTGTCAACTTTAAAGTTATGAAAAAACAACTATTGTTGCCCAACAAAAAAAGCCCCCTACCATGACTAGTAGAGGGCCAAAAGGTGATAAATGTTGGTACAAGGTTAAAGTACCATATGTGTAGTGTTTGTCAATAGTTGTTACTTGATGTACAGGCTTTCACCTGGGTAGATCAAACTGTAGATTGACTTGCCATTGTTAGCGGCCAGTGTGTACATGTTGATACCGTACTTGCTGGCAATGCTCCAGAAGCTATCACCAGAGCGGACAGTGTAATAAGTGTGACTCGGTGCACTATAGCTGCTGGAACGTGAGCCATAGCTTTCACCGCCCATAACACCTAGGCATATGTAATGGTATCTGCCAGAGTAGCTAAGATACCGTGCCCATACATAACCATTGTGGATGTACACATGGTCATACATGAGGCTTTCACCGGGTGCATAAGTACCAATTGAGGCATAGCTTGTGTCATCACCGGTGCGAATGTTAAGTGTCACAGAAGGCCTAAATATGCCATTCTGGGCGTAATCTGTATCACTAGATGTACTTGCTTGTGAAGGTGTAGAAGGCAATATGGTCGCTTGTGCTGGCTGTTTAGAGTAACCATTGTCAGTTATACCCAGCAAGTCAACATTGCCATCTAGGCCACCTAAAGCGTGCATACTGGTAAATTGCCAGATAGCTACACCGGGAAGGCTTGGAAAGTAACTGTATAGTGGCAATGCACGAACTTGGTAGTCAGGATAACCAGCAACCCAAATGGAATTAGGAAACTGGCTAAGAACACGATTGTAGTCAACATGTGCAACAATGTACGGCTTGTAACTGTAGAGCATTGGGGTATAACCTGCTTGGGCAATCCGTTGCATACCATAAATAATGGCATCAGTGTTAGCTTCAACAGACTCACTCGCTCCATCCTCGTAATCAAGTGCCACAATTGATCCCTTTGGTGTCTGAATCCGTGGCAGGAAATAATCAAGTGCTTGGCGACCAATATCAGAACTACCACCAACACCATACCATAGGTAACTATGGACTCTAAGCCCGTCATCATTAGCCGCTTTGATTTGGCTACTATAGGTTGACTGGTTATAAATCGTACCGCCTTGGGTTCCACCAATTTGTGCAATAGCAAAACGGTCACCCTCAACTGTCTTGCCCTTGTTGCCTTGATACACTGACCAGTCAACACCAATATCATTCTTAGCCGCTTTAACATGGGTCGGTAAGGCAAATGAAAAGGCAGCCATAATGGCTACCCCTGTGAGTACTAGTTTAGTTTTAAATTGCAATCTTAAGCCCCCTTAGGATAGGTTGCTTCAATGGTGTTCTTTAGGTCGCTATAGGCCTTCTCAACTGCATTTTCAACGGTCTGCTGATCAACCTTGGTAAATCCCATGGCTTTCAATTGAGTTTCAACAGAGGCTACTGCTTGCGATTTCTTAACGGCCCCTGTTATTGCCTGAGTAACACCTAACTGTTCGGCTGCGGTAACGGCTGCTTGTGCTAATGGTTCCAACACTTGCACCAAGGTCAAAGCCTGTTTATTCGCTAATAGGACCTTTGCCACCCATGCACCCAAAATAGGTATCACTGCAATAGCAATTTGGACAATTAAATCTTTCATTTTTACCCCTCCTCACAAGAACTTTTCGATGATATACACAAATAGGGTGACTCCAATCGTCCCACCAAGTACGCCCCAGATTGACCACACCATTTTCTTTAGACTGCTAATGTCTCTGGCATTATCTTGGCTGGCATTGTATGCCTTATCGGCCTTGTCATCTGTACTTGGTAGGCCAGTCAATTGTTGCTTAATCTGGGCAATATCTTCCTTGATCTCCATTAGCATTTTTGTTTGTTCGTCCACAATTTCACCCCATAAAAATAGCCGCTAGCTTTTGCCACCGACATAGTCCTTGCCTGTAATTTGCTTGTATTCGTCTGGGGTAATCATTACCGGTACATAAGGTGTTAAATCAATCCCCCAACTATAAAATATTGCACACTGATCATAATCAGTCACTTGATTTCACCGCCTCCATCTGTGCTACTTTAAGAGTAAGCGCGGCAATCATTTGCTGTTCTGGTGACGCCTCAGGTGTAGGTCTTTCAGCGTCTGGGTCATAACCAGCATCAGGAACGACTTGACCGTCAATAATGCTGGCATGGTTCTCATACAAACCAACTGCCTTATCCACTTCAATAACATCAAATCCTTCATCGGTTGGCCCTACTGGTCTTTTTTCATCAGCATTTGCCCAATGAAGCAGCCGATTATTGCTATCCGTCCACACTTTGATTTTCATAATTGCCTCCTAGCCAAAATACGAATCACCTGTTGGATAGTCATCCTGAGTTAAATAGGTAACCGATCCTGCGTAACCACCTTGACCTCGTGAGATAACGCCATACCAGCCTACAGTCCCACCTCTTGGCGTACTTGAGTACATGGTAGCTGATTCACCAGCATAACTAAAACTAGGACAAGCACAAACGATCTTATTTGTCAGGTATGGTTGATATCCCGGTCTGATATCTGCCAATCTCAAATACTGATATTGATTAGCAATTGCATTCAGATCAAAAGAGACCGTCACTAGGTTCCCACGGCGGGCATAATAAATGTATCCCCAAGAGAAGTCGATGTTATGATATGCCGTTGTGTTGTTCCAATAATACGTCACGTTATCTGTTGATTTGAATGTGCTGAACACATATTTTTTGGTGGCCGCATTTTCAGCGCTAATTAATGTTGAAAGATTGAGCTTGCCGCCTTGCAAATTAGCATATTGGGTATCTCCGGCATTGTCAGGTGTGCGTTCGCGACTGATAAATCCTGATGGACCCAAATCACTAATCAACATGTGTCCGTCTGCTTTGCCTTGATCATTTTCAACGTTCCCTGTGATATTCACGTGACCATACTGCATACTAGTGTTGCCACTGCTAAACTTTCCTAAATTGGCATCGCTAAGAGCAGTGTGACTAAATGGTGCATTAATGTCAGGCGAATTAATGGTTGCAGTGTCAATCTCAATTGATTGCAGCTTTTTGATGCTAAGCACCGCTTGCTGAATACTTTGGTCAATCCAAGTTGACCCATTGTAATACTGCAATGCTGTGGCATCATTAAGCGTTTTTCCATGCCACCATAGGTCGCCTTTCTTGGGACTAGCAGGCGTGCCCAATTGAATGTATGTGTATGGCACATCCTTGCTTCCGGGAACACCTTGCGGACCTTGTGGCCCCTGTGGCCCTTGTGGACCCTGAGGCCCCCGATACCCTTGCGGACCAGTATCACCTTTTGGCCCTTGTACCAGTTGCCAAGAGTAAAGTGCTGGATTTGTACTGTCAGCTTGTGTGAAATCTGTATAACTACCAATGTACTTGCGAGAACCGGGAGTATCCAATGAAAAATTGGTTCTACCATTACTGCTATCGGCATAGGCAATATGGAAGTAAGGCGTTTTGCCATCGGCACCCGCTTTACCCGGAACCCCATCTTTACCATCAGCACCGTCCGCACCCTTAATGAGCGACCAATTATAGTCACTTGGATTCCTACTGTCACCAGATGAAAAGTCGCTGTAGAAGCCAATGTACTTACGGTTAGGGGCAGTGGTTGAGAAGTCGGTCTTCCCATCTTGACTATTTGCATAAGCAAAGTGGGCATAGGCAGTACGACCATCAGCACCCTTGACTCCGGGCAAACCTTGAGGCCCTTTGGGTCCCACATCACCATCAGCCCCTTTAAAAAGCGCCCAATTGTAATCACTCGGATTGGTGCTGTCGGCCTGTGTGAAGTCGCTAAAGGTGCCAATATATTTTTTGCCATCACCACCGGATACCGTGAACCCACTTTGACCGCTTACATCATTCGCCCAAGCAGTGTGAAAATAGCTTGTACGGCCATCAGCGCCTTTTGCACCCGGAACACCGTTAGCACCATCAGCGCCCTGAATCAGTGCCCACTTGCCAGCATAATCAGCCGGATTGTCACTTGGAACGGATGACTTGGCATTGGGAACAATAGCCATGTACTTCTTGCCACTTGGGAAGGCACTCATATTGGTGCCTTTATCGTCATCGGCGTAACGAATCCATGGATAAAATTGAATGGCCTTGGGAATATTTTCAATCTTAACTGCCATATCCTTAAGCGCTGAATACAAATTAGGCTGCTCATTTGCGTAATCCCCCAAAGTGAGCTTGGTATAATGACCAGCGCGGCTGCGTTCAACTGACAACACCTTTGCAGAAAGAAATAGATTCTGGTTCTCGTCAACAATGTGTACCGTTTGATTCAATGGCACATAGGGCGCATTTGCCAAATCAACTTCATAGTTGACATTTGGATGGTTATACTTCTTCAAGTCTGCCAAAGCTGCTTGCAATAACGTGGCTTGAGTAGTCGACTCAAACGTTTTAACCCGATTCCAGTCAGACTGTGTTGGGTTAGGGTTGCTGTTGCTTAACAAGCGTGAATACTTCTGTACGGCAATGGTATCGTGCAAGAATCCGTACTGGTCAAGTACAAATTGTCCGGTTGGATCAGTCCACTTGTACCCTATCAAATTAATTGGATCGTTTGAACCGTCAGGTGTAGCACCATAGGCCTTCACCGATGTTTCCATGTCGTAGATATCAACTGTCTTTACGATATTGTTGATGTCTTTGTTCATCTCAAAAGAAATTAAACTGTCGGAAGTTTCCTCATGTCTGATATTGATAACACGTTTTACGGCAGTCGTACCTACAAAAACAAAGCCAAAGCTAAGCACTGCGTCAAAATCTTTTGCGACTGATTTAATGCGGCTGAGTGAAGTGTCTTCATCTGTCCATGTAAGTGTTCTGACGTCTGTAGGAAATTCATTAATACCGATCTCCCAACCGGAGTCATTCGTGAACCTTGTGATGTAATCAGCGATAGTATGAGCTTTGTCATCTTTATAAGCACCCACCACTTCATTCATCAGATCGTTACCTGCATCCGTACAAACGACTGTATGAATATGCGCTAATGTATCATGAGTAACACTGGCAATGACCATTTGATGTCCATTGCCTTCTTCGTCCTGATATAAGACAAAATTGTTTTCAGCCGCCATTTCATCAATAGCTTGCTCTTGCTCAGTTTTAAATGGAATCGTCAGGGTCAAGGCAATGGCAGGCCTATCATCAGTTGCTTTTACTTCACTATCAGCGCTAACCAGCCATTCGCCTTTTCCAGTTGTGCGTGCAACACCCATGATGTTGAATTTTCGGTCTGAGAAATAGTATTCCATTTACAGCCATGCCTCCTTCAAATCAACTTCACACATAAATGGTTGTGCCCAGCTTGATGGCATGAGCTGAATGATGGTATCTCCGGGTGGCAAAAGAAACTTGTCCCACTGGTTGCCTAATGTATGCAAGGTGCGATCTTCGTTGCCATTGAAATAAGTTTTGGTATTAGCCACATCAATTGTAATTACATCGCCATTGCTGAAGCGATTCCTAATATCTGTATACCAGCTTACGTTCTGCCATTTAACGGTAGACGCAATTAGATACATAGTCGATTCGCCCCATGTCTTGTCTCGCATAAACCATGCTGAAAATTGCTTGGTCTCGACACTAGCAGCGTCCGCAAAAGTGAATTGACGGGTAATAGTCGTCTCTCGTCCTCGATTGCCAACCCATGGTGACACTCTAAAAACAACCGAATTACCAAATTTCTGCAATTCCAGCTGAATGAACTTGTCGTTAGTGAAGATATTGCGATCCAACTGTTCATTGACAACTAGCTGATTTTTGTAGTAACACATCCACCATATTTGATCAGACAGTGCACTATTGTCTTTCAGTATCATCTGAAAGATTGGCTTACCATCACTTTCTAATGTTGTTTCGAGCGAACCAACCTTTGAGACACCAGTTTGAAAACGTGTCATGACATCCCAAGTCAGATTGCTCTTAAAGTTACCGTTATGTGTCCGAGCAAGGTTGTGTTTGATTGAAGGCCCATTCCAATACTTGTGGTCGCCAGTAATGCTGGGCCAATTAGGCTCAACCTTCCAGCCATCGTACCTGTCCTCTGTCCAAATCGCATTACCAATCTGTTCGTTCCGCGTAGCTGGATTGTCTCCCCAGTAAAGATTATTGGAAGCCGCTTGATTATCCATGTGCGAGCCTTTAACGGCTGCCAAATTCAAGGCCACTTCACTTTCTTCGCTGGTATAGCCATCAATTTCTTCAGGGTTGCCAAATTGAAGAACGCCACCCTGACTATTGGCAAATCCTAGAAAGCCATTGTCAGCGTGCATAGTTGCCATAATAACTGGCTCGACAGGATAAGTGCCACCATTGTGCACCGTGATGGTATTGGTATAGTATTCAGGATCCGCTGGATTAGGCGACCAAGGAGAAGCTGTGGTGCCAATCGCTGCTTTAGCCTGACTCCAAGTGTATTTATCTGTTAGCGCTGATGGCTTAACTGAAAATTTAATTGGCAAAGGCAACTCGGACAATTCTTTTGTCCATGTGATTGTAAAAGTCTCCATTCCATTTGAAAATAAGGGAGATATCTGTTGGCTATTAAGAGCAACAAAAACCTTGGTATCTTTAATCCCGTTGGCTTTGACTTGAAAAGAAACAGTATTGCCTATTTTTAGGCTACTTGTGTCTAGCAATAAATGCGGATCGTCTCCCCACACATGGGCCGCAACTGTTTGCGGTTCGCCGCTTCCCTTCAGCAGATTAACAGGAACGTCCTTGTATGGCATATTGTCAAACGTCTGTGTGGCTACCGAGTGCGCAATGCCACCATCTGGACAGATGAAGCTGATTGAGATTGTCCCTGATCGAAAGCCTTCGGTGAAGGTAGGCTGGCTGTCTACGATGGCAAGATAATATTTATCCGGCTCATCACCAAAGATTAGTTGCTGTGGTTCGTCCGTATCAATAGCAGCAGCCAAGGAACGTCTCAGTGGCACCAAATCGTCATTCATAACGATACCAGTTACCACAATCGTCTTGACGTCCCGTGACATGTATTGCAACATCTGACCATCGCTAATCCCAACCTTTTGCATTGTGTTGACGTGATTAGTTCCTACATCACGTTTGACCATCTGCACATACATCCACTGGGTAATATCTACTCCAGCATATGTGATTTTCATGCCTGCTTGTTTCAATTAAACGGCTCCTCCTTTCCAATAAGCATTGAACCTGTCTGTTCTGTTGTTGTACTGCTTAACTTTTGGTGCAACTTTTGGATAAAACTGGTCGTCACCAACTTGCAGAACAAAGCTAAGTTTCGTGAGAAGATCAGCAATATTGTCCAACTTCTTTCCTAAATCATCGGTACTGCTACTTTCACTTTCAGCAACGGAACCATTACCCAAGTTGTGATTGATGTTGGTAACAGCCTGACCTAGTAGTTGCCAAGCGCGGCTTGTTTTAGTTAACGGCAAGATTGTTTCTGGGCCATCTTCGCCAACAAGCGCGTGGATTGGCCGTGTAATCAAGCCACCATTAGCGTAGCCTTCAGGGCCACTGACACGAGCAAAAGCAGAACTTCCAGAGCCGTAGATGGACTTCATGTAGTGAATACCGGCAAGCAGATCGTCATAGCCGTTATAAACATCGTTGTGGCCGGGGAACTTAAACGCATTGAACGTTGGCCCAATGGTTTGTACAAGCCCCATTGAAGGTATGCCGGCTTTAGCGTTGCTATCCCACAAGTTAATTGCCCTAGGATTACCATTTGATTCACGCTGGATAACTCGCATCCATGCAGCAACTTGGTATGCCGAGGCATCAAATCCATTAGCCTTTAAAGCTTGAATAACATATGGCTTCCAACGTTGCACGCCTGAGCCACCGGGATTGGCCATGGAATCTTCTATTTTTTTAAGCTCTTTTTTGATCCAATCGCCAATTCCGTTATATGCATGTTTAAAAATGCCAACTCCTAAGTCTCCAAATGCTTTTACTGGAGATGAGCTAACAATCCCTTTTATACTGCTACTGATTAGATCAGTTACATGCTTAACCGGGTGAGCGATCCAATCTACAATTGCTTCGAACTTATCACCGATCCATTTGCCAACATCTTCAGCCTTATCGACTACCCACGAACTAGCGTCTTTAACGCCATCCCACACACTGCCGATGATGCCGCCTTGTGCAAAGCCGGGAATGCCATACATGTTAGCGATGGCCTTGCTTTCCCGCCCGTTATAAACACGGTCGCCAGTCTCAAGTGGAAGAATAGCGTTGCGCTTTTCAGCATATATCCACTGATTTGTGCGCTTCTTGTGGATCAATTCTTTGTAATGCTCGCTACCGTCATCGTTTACCATAGCCAATTGCGTACCATCTTTACCAACTTCGCCGCCTTGGGCAAAGTGTACGTATGATGGCAGACCAACTTTTTTAACACCGAAGAAGCCTAGAACACCATTGACTGCCGACAAGCCAGTACGAATAACTCTGACCACAAAGTTGATGCCGCTTTCCGCTGCCTTTTTGATGCCATTCCAGATGCCGCCAAAGAATGATCCTACATCACCCCAAACGTCTTTCCACACATGTTTGATTGTGTTAATGACACTGCCAATTGTGTTAGACATGCCATGAATGATTGGCGTGAAGAATTTAACCATGCCGTTCCAAATGTTTCCAAAGAAACCAGAGATGGCACCCCATGCTGTATTCCAGACATTTTGAATAAACTTTAAAGTTACGCTGATGCCCTTTGAAAGGGTGTTTGATACATTGTTATAAATCTTAACGATGTCATTCCAAATATCTTTGAAGAAATTAGAAATTGCTTTCCAAATACTACCCCATACTTTTTGAACTGCATTTAAGAAATTCGTGACATTCTTGACTATCCAATTGGTAGAAGAAGATACAATCTTGACGATTGAATTCCACGTATTGGAAAAGAACTTAGAAATAGCTCCCCAAGTTTTATTCCATGCGTTTTGAACTCCTTTTGTTGTGCTGCTAATGGTTTTGCTGATTGTGTTTAATGGGGGCTTAACAAACTTTACTAAGCCATTCCATACATCCTTAAAGGGCTTCTCTAATTTTCTCCATGCAATTATGAAAAGGCCAACAATAAGTGCCACAGGATATACAATTACCTTTTTAAGAATATCTAGTCCTGCTTTTGCAATTTTCACAATATTCTTCCAGATAGAAGACATTGTTTTGCTAATTGGATTCCAAACTTTAGACCATGCTTTTGAAAGTGACTTTCCCCAACCATTAATGGTCTTTAGAAATCCATTCCAACCTTTACCGACACCATTCCAACCTTTGACTACTGACTTTATGGCGTTGTTGAAGCTCTTGGGCAATTGACCGAACCACTTTGCAATTCCTTTGGCCATGTTCTGAACAGATTTTACAATGCCATCGATGAAGGCTTTAAACTTTGCATTGTGCTTGTACAAATTAACCAATGCCACGCCCACAGCAATGATGACTGTGGCAAGCGCAATCCAGGGTGAGGCTTTGACTACTAGATTTAATGCTTTTTGAGAAACCGCCATGATGTCGGCACGCTTGGCATAAATATCCACGGCTGTACTCATTCCGGCAATTGCCACCTTGCCAATTTTCATTGCTGCCCACATCGCGAGCATTACCTTAGCTGTTGTCTGAATGCCACTCTTGTTCTTGGCGATATTGCCTAAGACTGTGTTGGCATTCTTCAGCGGATCGTTTGCTTTGCTTGCACCACTGCCCATCAGTCCAAAACTCTTGGCGATGCTCGAAACAATACCTGAAATTGTGTGCCACACTGTCCCGGCGAAAATCTTCACAATGGTACCTAGGCTGGTAATAATGCCGCCAATATCTTTTTGATGTTGAGCCACATAGTTCAATAAGTTGCTTGCTTGTTGCGCTACACCAGCCATGGCTTTACCCAATGAAGTAAACAAGGAAGTCACTGCTGATGACTTTAGAACATTAACAATGCTGTTGATACCTGTGCTTTGAACTGATACCAGAGGTTTAGCAAGTGTTGCTTCAACTCCTTGCCAAGCACCCTTTAGTCTTTGCGTGGCACCCTCAGCAGTCTTACCAAAGTCATTAAAAGTAGCTTTGCTATCACCGCCAATTTTGACGATCATATCTTGCAACTTTTTGCTGCTAATTTGACCACTATCAACCATTTTATTAAAGGCTGTTTCAGATACGCCACTGGCCTTTGCTAAAGCTGATCCAAGTCCGGGTGCAGCGTTTTCCATACGTGTTAGAACACCAGTAGTAAGCTGTCCATTGTTAAATGCGCGTTGCAATGACTTTGCAAATGTACTGGCACCGTCACCAGAAAGTCTCAACTTGTCAGATAAAGTTGCAACTCCAAGTGTCAAAGCTTTAGTTTTGCCAACATTACCTGTCATGCCATAAAAGCGCTTTTGCAAAACAGATACTTGATCTGCTGACAAGTTAGTCTCAGACTTCAAGTCACGCATTTGACCAACTAGTTGTTCCGCACCTTTGTCACTGACGCCTAAGGTTTCCCATACTCGTGTTGCTTGTTCACCAGCTTCAGCTAACTTAACACCCTGTGTCACCGTTTCTTTAATTGATCCACTGAACGAAGTCCAAGCATTCATAATGCCTTGACCTAAAGCAGTAGCACCAACCATCTTTTTGAAACTGAATGTTGTCTTTTCAGCTTCATTCTTCGTGCCTGTAATGTGGCTCTTAATTCGGTCAAAGACGGACGGATTAGCCTTGTCCATTTCAGTTTGCAAACCGGTCATAGAAGACTTTGCTTTTGCTAGGCTGGTAGCCGTTTCATCAACACGCGTCTTCTGTGTACGCCATGCGTCTGAATCCTTGCCACTAGCACTGGCAATCTTATCCAGCTCAGCTGACTGCTTGGACAACTGTTCATTCAGATTGGTAATGGAAGACTTATAGCCTTCCATTTTGGCCTTGTTAGCTTCTTGCTGATTACCCTCAGCCTCTAAGCGAGTCACATAAGCTTGGTTGGCACGTGCAGCTGCTGTGTATTCTTGCTGTAAGCCAGCTAATCCAGACTTTTGATAGTCCATTGCTTGCTTGGCACGGTCTTGCTGAGCTTGCATACTAGCAAGTTGCTTAGTGGCACCATCGATTTGTTGCTGATACTTTAAAAACTGTTGAGCAACATCGGCAGTATTGCCCTTCAACTCAGCTTGTTTGGCTTTTAGGGCGTCAATCTTAGACTGCTGTGCTTCAATAGATTTACCCAAGCCGTCATATTTAGCCTGAGCAGCTCCAACTGCATCACCAGCAGATTTCATCTCCGCTACTTGAGCTTTCCAAGCATTTTGACTCGAACAAACAACCGCTGTTAATGATTTGACGGATTCGCTTGCCGACATTAGATCAAGGGCAATCTTGGTGCTCATTGTTGCATTAATTTGTTTTGCCACTTCAATCACCCTTTCTCTTGGTATTGCTTCCACATGATTGCCGGATCAATTGGCCGGTCTTTCTTATCCTTGGCAGACATCATTTCCAGCATTTCAAAATAATCAGCATCATCAAAATCCTGCATTGACCAGTGGAAATACATGACTGCCTGCTTTTTCATCCATCTAAAGTCCTGTAGCTGATTTTCAAGCTCATAAACTTTTACGGCTGGATTAATCTTTGCTTTTGCTGGCATCCTGCTTCTTAGCAGCTAAGTCAATATCCTCGTCACTCATGCCCATCATGCGTTCAAAAGTGTAATTAACTACTTGAATAGTTTCAGTGAATTCTAGGTCCCCAAGCTTTTCTGTTTCTTGCTTGTTCAGATTTAAAACCGTGGTCAAGAAGGCGATGGAGTCATGCAGCATATCGCGTTGAACCTTAATAATTTCTACCGGTTCCATATCGGCAATATCATCAGCCTTGGCCATCAGTAACTGTAAGTCGTACATCTTTTCCATGTTCCGATTGGTTGTCTTGACTTCATGTACACGATTGCTAAGTTGGCTAACTTTAATTTTCATTTGTAATACCATCCTCTGTATTTAATAAGGTCGCTGTGGTGAATCGGACACCACCAAGTTCACCAGAAAGCGACTTTTGAGCATAAAAAATAGCGCACGTTCGTGAGCCATTCATCAGTTATTGCTATGAAATTGTGTCAGATTGCGTCTGTCAGCACCGGCTTAGTGGCCTAATGATGAGGGTGACAATACGTATCCGCCGAACACTTCTTTGTACATGGTGGCTTTATCAAACTTGCTATCAAGATCGCTATAAATCTTGTACGGCTGATTATTAAAGGCCATAGTAGAAAGTGCTGTGTAAGTCAAAGCGTCATCTACACGTTGTTCTGCTGCCGCATCAGTCTGAATGTTAGCTGCGGTTTCGGTCATGATGCCATCACCAAATCCATAGTAAACAAAGTGTAAACGGTCAATGGTTTGGGTGGTAATAAGCAAGGCCACATGAGCCTTCAAATTCTCATCCGTATAACCGCCCTTTTTATCACTGACAAAGCCTTTAATTTGCTGCTTGATTTTGTAATCCAAGTTGTTAATATTCAAAGCCACTGATGGTTCTGAAGTACCAACCGTAACGTCTTGGACGTTGTTGTTGCCATAGATCTTAGCAATTGTACCTGCTAAGCCTGTAATGTTGGCCGTTTTAGTACCTAAATCTTTGTGATCGACAGTATAGACACCGTCTGTGCTTAAGCCTGTATCAGCGCCAGAAATTAGCTTTTGCTGTGCATCAACCAAAGCTAGCTGAATTTGAAATAAACCTACTGTTGCCATTTAAATTCCTCCAATGTTCTTTGTTCTACTGAAATAAAATGTGTTAAAAAGTTGCTGTGTGTCTGGGTCGAATGTTCGTTGCCTAACCGCGGCTACCTGCCAATGCTGATGAGTAAAAGCCTTCATCATGGCTATCTCAATGGCCTCAGGATCAGAATCAAGCAATTGTGAGTACCAAATCTGTACTTCTACTTCCTGATTCAGCGCCCAGAAATCGTTGTCACCATATGCGGCCGGATCATTAGCAGCATCAGTAATTAAAACGACTGTTTTGTTCAGACTGTCGACTAATTCTTGCGGCAAGTTGTTGCCTTTAACTGCATCAATATTGGCAATTTTGGCTTGGGTAAGCATCGTTACCGCATCATCTACGGCGCTCATTTATCCCCACCACCATTCAACTTGGCGATAATTGCTTCATATTCCTCTTGCTCGGCTGCAAATACTGCATTCTTGGCATCATCACGGGCATTATCAACAAAATGGTCACCATGAATTTTCTTTGTCCCATCATTAAGGAAACGTGCAACAAATGCCTTATCACCAAATCCAGCAACAGAGCTACCATTGTGCTCTTTATCAATATCACCAGTGGCAGAGCTAATGTCCTTGCTCAGATGCCCATACTTGCCACCAGTACCTTTTGTGTCTGGGTGTTTTTCTTTGGTGATCTCTGCTAGCTTCTCGGCGTAAACATCAGCACCAGCCTTGGTAATCTTCTCTTGGTCAGATATAGAAAGCTGTGCAGCCTTTGATACTTGCTTAAGCCATTCTTCAAGTGCATAATCCATATCCATAGCTAAGCCCCCTTAGTGACTTTTATGAGGGTTAAGTAGTCATAGCGAATGGCGTTGTTTGAATCATCTGGGCTAATGTCTGAAATATCGTAGGTAATACCATCAAGGCGTGCCTGTTTCTGCTCAACATTTCTTGCATCGTGACGAACAATAATCGTGATTGAATTATCCAAGCGTGTGCCCACAAGCGTGTATTGCTGTGTGAGAGTCCGTTTCTGCTGCTTGTAATGCAGTTTGTAAGCTGGTAGAAAGCTAGTGATATTAAGGCCAGCGCCAGTTGTGTGTGATTTTGGGGAGCCAAGCTCAACGGTTCGACTAAAGTCACTTGGTTTAAAGCTACTTACCATTGTTGTCACCACCACTACTAGCCTGTAAGTGTGCTAGCATCATCAGAAGACCCTTAGGCATTCCATTGGCTAATGACCTGTCATAGTATGTAGCCTGTGTGAGCGTTTTGATGGCTGGAATCGTCAAGGTGTCGTCCTCTGGTGCATCACTTGATCTATTAATAATACTAATTGCAGTGTTTACCAGACGGGTAATTGTTGGCAATTCAGACTCATCAAGGTTTAACTCAGTCATTAAATCACTAGCAATCTTGTTTGGGTCTACAATTGTTTCTGCCATTGATACGCCTCCATTCGGCCGCCGCTTAGAATCAAGCTACTATGCCTTTTTTAGGCGACCAGTTTACTTAGTTATTTGCCAAGATGAGTTGGTGCAGTATAAGTAATGAACTTACCGGCAGCTGTATCAGCAGCTTTAAAGTCTGCCCGCAGTGCCGCCAAAAGTACCTGTTCAAAATTTTCGTTACGCTGCCAAGACAGGTTAATGTTGCCCTTAACAGTTTCAACCACAAAGTTTTTAACACTTCCAATGAATGCCTTTGCTTCTCCAGACTTGCCAAGCACATCATCAGCAACAACTACCAGCGGAGCACCGAACAGTTGTTTGCCAGATGGAGAAGTGATGGAATCTTGTAACAAGTACCGACCTTCAGCATCCTTCTGCTTATCAATTGCGGCAAAGAATGATTCAGATACAACAAACATTCGGTCAGTGTAGTTGCTCAAGCCTACGTTGAATGCATCCTTAATATCATCAATGCTAGTTGCGGCAACTGGAGTAGCTGTTTGCAATACTGCCCCAATCTTATGCTGTTCAGTTTGGTTCTTAATGTCGTTCACATACTGAGTCAGTAAGCTGGTGATATTTGGATAGTCTTGGGTCATTTCAAGGGAAATTGGCAGTGACCCACGCAGAGTCTTAACATCATAAGTGACCTGTTTTAAAGAGGCATTTGCAAGTTTAGGGTTATCAGCCAATTCAGCTGCTGAAACCAGTTGTGCAGAAGCCTTAGACAAAACAGGAATCTTACCAGTGGGTGCAGAAACCTGAACCTTAGTTACATAGCCACCTAATTGTGCTGGGTCCTTAGGCTGACTCATGATGTCCAGCACTTGGCTAGGCAATACTGCTTCGCCAGCGTTGCTATCAAAGCCTGTGGAATCTCTCTTAATTTCGCCGGTCTTCAAAAACTCTTTGAAGTCACGTACTTCTTCATCTTCAACTTTGTCTGCTGTTAAATTTTTAGCCATTTGTTTCTCTCCATCTCTTTTATTTTCTTGCTTGACATCTTGTTCCGCAGTTACCTCAGCTGGCTTACCATCACGCTTTTCAGTTTCAGCTGTATCTTGCTTTGGCTTTGCTTCATCCAAAACAACATTATTGTCATCATCTGGGGCATCATCGTCCGTTTGTGATGGCGCTTGTTGGTCTGCCAATTGCTGACTTAATGATTGAATAGCAGCTTGAAGTGTTGCTATCATGCTAACCAAATCACCTGATGTTGGTTGTGCAGTAGTTTCATCACTTGCCATATCTGGTGTAGCGTCACGCTTTTCTTCCTCAGGCTTGTCAATAACAACCTTTGTGTTAATTTTTGCTTGAAGGTCAGCTAACTGTGATTTAAATTCCTTCAATGACCTCATCTGGTCATCAACAGATTGTTCTTCTTTTTCTTCTGGCTTTTCTTCTGGCTTTTCTGCCATCTTCACAACTTCTTTCTTACTTGATAAAAATTGAGCCAAGTCCCTTTGCACTTGCACACTTGTTTCGGTATATGCAGGAATAGGAGTCAGCGACAGTTCAAACACTTGGTCAATTTGGTGAATTGTGTGGATCGTGTTGCCTTGTGAGTTGACTGACCAGCTATCTCCATCAGGCGCAATGGTGAATCCAAAGCTCATGCCCTTGATATTGCCATTCAGTATGTTGGTATAAGTATCTTTGCCAAGCTGTGTGTCTGGCAATTGGGCATTAAAGTGTAACCCATCAGGCTGAATGCTTGTTTGTAGTGTTCCAGCGTCTGCACGGGCCAAAATATTGCTGAAATCGTGGCTGTAAAGCAGCAAAACGTTGGTCAAATCCACACCATTTAGGGCATTTTGGTCGATATATTCGGTGAAATCACCCTTAATACTTGGCTGATTAAACACGGTTGCAATGCCGGAAATAGCCATATTTTGGTTACTTTCAACCTGATTGTTGCTACTTTGGCTGTCTAGGCCCGTTTCTGCACGAATTTTAACGTCAAATGTACGTATATCTTCATTTTTCACTAAATCACACCCCTTTTTGCTAGCATTTGTTGTGCTTGTAAAGGCGTGATGGCTGGTGTGGTGCCACTTAGCAACTTCTGAATCTGGCTAATAAGTAGATCATTATCAGCATCAACTGCTTGACTTTCATCAATATTCACTGGAATTCCAAATTTGGCTGTCATTTCTGACTCTATTGGCTTTACATAGCGCCGCAAGGTGTTGCTATAAAGGGATTTAGTCATATCTAATGAACTTTGCTGATCACCTTGACCGTTCAAATAGCTATCTGGAACACCAAAAACCTTGCCTATCTGTGTCTTGGACCAGTCATTACTTGTTAGAAACTTGCTTACGTCAGCATTAATTGCTAAATTTTGTACGTCATAAAGCTGGTCAAGCACCATAGGCCGTCCAGCATTGTCACCCGTGTTGGCATTTTCAAAAGCTTTTCGTGTTGCTTCTTTTTCTTCTGGTGATAAAGCACCCTCAGCAACTTTAATGACGGTGCTTGGATTAATAGCATTCTTAATAGTTGATAGTGTCAACTTGTTTGCATAATCTTGAATGTTGACTTGGCTTGCAATTGATTCTAGTGGACTAATACCAATGTATTGCTGACCATTGCTACCACTAGCCATCAATCGAAAGTGAAGCATGTTTGCACTTGGATAATTGATTGTGCCTCTCTCGTCTCCCCAGTTAACCGCATAGCTAATATCTGCACTGCTGTCTGCCAAAGTGACTACTACCTGTGCCGCCGGTGCCATCTCTAGCCTCATAGGAACATTGTTGCTGTCTCTTGTAATGGCGATATAGGCGTTTCCCGTAAGCAACATCTGAACTACAGCTGATTGCCAAAAGTTAAATGGAGAAATAAGGTTGTTCGGGTTATTTATCACCTTGTCAAAGGGTGCAGCCACTTCAAAACTTGCCGATGCAATATCACTGCTTAGAAGGTTGCTAACGGCATATAGATCAGAATTATTTAAGGCCGTACTGGCATCAACCAAATGATTGGGCAATACTTGTCCACCGCTTATGATGTAACTTGACAGGTTAGTTGATGGTATCGTCATACTTCTTTTCTGCATTCGTTCATACGGATTCCATACGCTCATCTACTACCACCTGCCTTAGGCGTAGGCGTGAGTAGCCAACCGCAAAAGAGCAATACACTGCCTAACACCAACGTTCCTATGATGCTATTAAAAAGATAGGCACTGGTGACAATAGCAATTAAGCCGGATACAAATAACACTGTTGGCAACAGTTCCTTAAGCATTATCAATTTGCTCACACTCGCACCTCCCTCAGATTCTTTGTGTCTTTCATTGTTTTTACCTCTCATATATATAACGTATGAAGTGCGTCATTTTTGACCAATATTGACCTTCAAACGCAAAAAAATATGTAGACTTTTAAAAGCCTACATCCATCAGGAATTTATGGCGCTCTTCATCACTCATACCAGACAATGGGTCCTTCAATTTTGCTTTAGGATCAAAGTCAGGGTTAACATCACTAAATTCATAAATTGCTCTAGACATGGCATCAATAATGGCATCTACACAGTCAATTTTGCTTGTATATCGTTCCTTATCAACCTTTAAGCCAGCACTGTTACCAACAAGAATTGCGTTGGTTAAGCTGTATTGGATAATTGGATCGTCAGAATAATGAATGCGACCCTCTCGCATCAGTCTCTGAAACTCATGGGTAGGCTTATCTAAGTCATGCGCTGTTTGTCGGATAGGCATCATTGGCCACTTGTCGATTTGAACCAACTTATCTAATACATCGCTACTTGCCCATGGGTCATAACAAATGAAACGAACTTGCAACTGATTTTGCTCTATATAATCACCAAGGTATGTGACAACTGAGTCATCATCTATATATCCCCAGCGATTTCTAGCAATATCACAGTATCCTAGCTGTTCAGCCCTGCGATAGTTAATACCGTCTCCTTTTTCTTTGGCATCAATACTTCCTCCAGTATGATTCAGTGGTATCCAACTGTGTTGTTCTATGTAGTAATGCGTATCCCCATTGGCCTGATATGGGTAGACAATAGCTATAGCAGTATCATCGCTAAGTTTTGACAAATCGATTCCGATGTAGCACACGTGACCATTTTTGTTGATTGGCACTTTATCAGCTACTGCATTTTCTATGTCATGTGGGTTCAAAAATCTGTTTTCCTTTACCTGCAACCACATGTTTAGATTTTTATTGATGAACTCAGGCAAGCTACCATCTGATTTCTTAGTGTCGCGCTCGGCAAGCATACTGTTTAGCATCGTGTTTCCAATGGTTGGCAAAAGTGGATTAGACTTAACCCAAGTGTCTGGCTGACTGACTTCATCTTCGCTATCCTGTGTAAAGTTGATAAGCAAATTATCGTCCAGTTCTCGCTCAGTATCCTTTAGCATGGCCTCTCTGATTAATTTCTCAGTGAGATATAGATTTGAAGTGGCGTCTGGATAGGCAGTACTGATGTCCCATGATTGGCTATCAAAGGTCTGCACTTGTCCAGATGTGATTTTCCCATCATTTTGCTTGATTAAACCAATTCTGCCATCATCACCGGCTTCGTCATGAACGCTGAAGGCCAAATGATAACTATCAAACTGTCCCGATTCATCTGACAAACGCAACAGTTGATTCTGATTAGTATTACTTTTGACAGCATCTTCACCAATCTTAGTCTTGGTGGAACGCATCTGATCCCCAAAGCCCTCGCTTTGCAGACGATTAAACGTTGTCTTAATGTACCGCCAGCCCTTCTTACTCTGCTGTGAAACTGGTGCTATGTATGCCATGTCTTGGTTACTGTACCCAGCACTAGCAATTAGATACTGATAGCTGAGAAGTATAACCGTTAAATAAGTTTTGCCATTAGTCCTTGCAACACTGAACACCACACGATGAAAACGGCGCTCACCACTGCTATTCCGCCAACCTTGGGACCAACACAATAGTGCCTTTTGCCATAAGGCCAGTGGCTGGGGTTTACCTGTGCTCGGATCAGGGCAAAGACTTGCAAAAGCTAATACTGTCCTGCAACTATCTAAGTCATAATTAAATTGGAAGTCTGGTTGTTTGGACTCAACACGTGCAAGATCCTGTAGGTGTCTAAAAGCTTGCAACTTAATGTCATGGCTTGCGATAATCTGACCTTCCAATATTTGGAAGGCATATACTGTGCCAGGATCTCTATACTTTTCAGCAATAGCATCATAAGTGCCAGATTTAAGCTGCTCTTTGTAGGCCTTTTCAAGTGTCATCTTTGGAAGTGTTAGATCATACTGCTTTATCAAAACTGTTCACTTCCTTCCTTTTTCAATTTTTCAATAATGTTTTGTGTGTCATCATCTGCATTGTCTGACTGAATGTTCATTAGTGAAGCACGTGCCTGCGGAGATAATCCAAGACTTTCTGCAAGACTTTTAACTTTTGCTGTACTATCATTTAGTACTCCACATGCTGGGTTCTTACGCCCATTAGCCAGAACTATGCCGCTCTTCATTACCTGCTCATATGCCAAACGGCGAATGGCAATTTGCTCACACAAACTACTTACGATTTGCTTGTCTGATTGCTTTACTAAACCTGAATGATTTAGAATCGGTGTCAACTCAGTCCATGCTTGATAAGCTATACCCTTTAAATATCTTGGTGGTGTTGGCTGTAACGTCTGCCAATCTTGTGTTTCATTCATCAATTGTTGCGTTCGTGCACGCTGATCTGCACGGTCTGCTTCATCATTTGTTATTTTCATCTTTCTGCCCACTTTGCCTGTACCCCCTTTCATTTCTTTTTAAAGAAAAAGCTTGTATATCAGCACCTGTAGCCCTCTATCAGTCAGTTTGCATATTCATTTGCTGTACTTTTGTAAGTGCCATAAACGTTGATATACCGGCATTTATGGTACCTAGAGTAGGGCATATAAAATATTTTCATAATTACACATTTTTGGAGAGAAGACCATTTTGTTATGTGAGGTCCCTCTCTACGCTTAGGGGGGCGGGCATTACAGCTTTTTTATTTTTTAAATGTGTTATTTAATATTCGCATACCATTATTTATTATTTATGATTCACCATTTTAAATTCTAATGGGTTAAGCAATGGCGGTGCAAGGCAATAATTTGTCGCCTGCTGTACCCCCTCATATATATATACGTACTTGATGCGCCGTTTTGTGTCTTGCATAGAAAAAGAGCCAACCCTTGGCTGACCCTTGCATATGTATAAAGGTGACACAACATGGAGCTAACTCTCTATTTGCTTAAAACGTCTTTTTAAAGTTGTTTCACTTATTCCAGTTATTCTTCTAATTCTTCTATACGAAAGATTTTTTTCGCGAAGCCTAAATGCTTTTCTGATATCATCTTCAGAATATGTATTTGGACGTCCCTCTTTGAAGTGAGGGTTGTGCGCTCTGGCATATTGTTTTCCTTCTTGAGTTCTTGAAACTATCATGTCTCGTTCAAATTGTGCAAAAGCTGAGAATACTGTAAACACAAGTCTACCTGTTGGAGTGTTATCAATGGTTCCTAAATTCAGAATCATTACTGAAATATTCTTGTCAAACAGTCGCTGAATCACTTCTAGTGCTTCTTTGGTATTTCGTGCGAATCTGTCAAGTTTTGTTACAATCAGCTTGTCACCTGGTTGCATCAAGCAAATCATTTCTTTAAAAGCAGGTCTTACCATAGTTGTTCCAGTGTACTTTTCTGAGTAAATCCTTATTGCTCCTGCCTGCTTTAACGTTTGTATTTGGACACTTAGATTCTGTCCGTCAGTGCTTACACGTGCATATCCATAAATCATAAATACACCTCGATCAATAAAAAAAGCAGTCCGCAATTTTTAAGTTGCAGACTGCTTCCATTTCTTAAACAATGAAACTATATCACAGAGTTATAAAGAAGTCTATCCCCTGAAAATGAATAGTTTGTTAGAAAAACGCAGTCTGTCATGGTACTATTAACCTCATTCCTTGCTAACAGAGATTCATACTACAACTTAAAAGTTATGGACGATCTCATAAGGAGGAATATTTATGTCACAAACTGGAAACTTAGGAAGATCCGCAGCTTTAGTGGGAGCTGCCACTTTACCTGTAACTGGTGAACATATTTTTAACTTTTTGCCAATAGTTGGAAGTGTTTTAATTTTAGCTATTGCACTTTTTAGTGGGTACAATTTTTTCCTTAGAAAATGGTATAACGTTAAATGATTGGTTCGAGTCTTCAACCATACATTTATAGCCTAAATATTTTCATTCTATGTATGAGTGCATTAGGCTTATTGAGGATGTTTATCACTTTCTGGTTTGCAAATGTGTATGACTATCAGTTTATAAAATACAGATATGCTCATCACAGGAGGATAAAGCGTTTTAGTCCTTCAATATCAGTTATTGTTCCCGCTTTTAATGAAGAAAAGGCCATAATCCAAACACTGGCCTCAATTTGCAGAAGTACTTATAAAAAAATCAGCATTGTAGTAGTTGATGATGGTTCGTCTGATAACACAGCTATTTTGGTCAAAGAATTTATCGAAGTTCATCCTGATAATGATATCAAACTGATTCAGCAACCAAACTCAGGAAAGTCTGTAGCAATCAATAACGCCCTGTTTAATTATGACAATTCTGTCCTAACAATGGTTCTCGATGCCGATTCTCTCCTAAAAGAAGATGCCATAGAGAAAATGGTCAAATGGTTTTTGAACCCCAAAATAGTCGCACTTGCTATGAACGTGAAGATGTTAACCTTACCAACCTTTATTGGAGCATGCCAGCGTTTTGAATTCATAAGTGCTTATAGAGGTAAATGCGCTGAACACGTCTTGAAAACGCTTTACATCATAGGAGGCATTGGGTCTACTTTTAGAACAGATAAGCTTAAAAATATTGGTGGATACGACACGAACACTCCGACCGAAGACATTGATCTGACTTTAAAACTTCTCTCTAGGTATGGTAATAAAGATAACATTATAGGATATGCCAATGATGCAGTAGCCTATACCCAACCTGTGAAAAAGTTTAAATCTTTGATCAAACAGAGATATCGTTGGAAATATGGACGCTTCATAGCATTCGTAAAATATCACAATTTATTTTTCAACATGGATAAAAAGTTTAGTAAGATGCTAACTTTTTTCCAGTTGCCGCTTGCAGTTTTCCAGGAACTATTTATGCTTGTAGAACCTTTTGTGTATTTGTATTTATTATTTGTTACAATTTATTTCCAAGATTTAGGAATGTTTATTGCGATGGTGTCTTACGTGTTTGTAGTTATTTCATTATCAGTAACAGCTTCGAGAGAATCGTTAAAATCAAAGTTGTTGCTTCTGTGTACCGCACCATTCAATTTTTTTCTTTCTTACATTTTGACAATTGTTGAATATGTTTCATTGATTAACTCTATACTTCACTTACATTCTATAGTTGACTATAATAACAACCATGCAAATTGGAGTCATGTAGAGCGCCTATGAACGCATATGAGGTATGCAGTAATTTCCTCATATTTTATAAAACTTTACCCTAAACGGCTTTTCAAAGGAAAAGCCGTTTTTTGAATATGTTAAATCATACCCATCAACCTTATCGTCATTGAATGTATAAGTTCTTGTCTTCCATTACCACTTGCCAGCCGGCATCTTTTACCTCGTCCGTAAGTTGACTAATTGCTTCATTGTTTAAATCTGCCAGCTGGATAGTAATCAGTCCAGTGTCGCATCCACGCGTCATTAGCCTGTCGTTAATTATTTGCCTATACTCCATTAAATCCTCACTAGCTTCAATGACTTCTGTGGGTGTCAAGATTTGACCTGTTGGCATTTCGTTAGGTGCCATGTATTCAAGATTCTCTTTAAAACCATCATCATTGTTATTCATTTATTTTTTCCTCTTTCTTCACGTAGTACTTTCGTAAACCATTGCCTATCTAGGTGCCGCAGGATATTATCTCCGCCTGGCTTAGCTGATATAAGCTTCTCAAGTTTCGTTTTGCGATAGTGGCACAAGGTGCACAAGGTCCATAGGTTGGCTGAATCTAGTGCTTGCTCTGGTGAACACAGTCGTCTTGGCACGATATGGTCGACTATCTTTCGGTCTTGAACAACATTGCCACACACTTGACAGGTTGCTCCATCACGGGCATATGTGGCATCTCGTACCTTTGTCCATTGCTTGCTGTGATAAAAGGCAGTGGCTTCTGGGTCTCGCTCTGTTTGGTCATATTGCTTTGCTTGCTGTGCTTTAATGGCTTTCCCTAGCTTGCTCTTGCAATATGCATCCTTCTTGGCTTGCCACTCTTGTTCATGTCGCTTTTGGTGCTCAGGACAATAGCGCTTGGAAAATTTGATTATCCTGTGACATAGTGGCTCATTACATTCATGCCAAAGATTTTTTCCCTGTCGTCTGGTCAAAATGGCAAATCGCTGTCCTTAACTTTGGGCGCTAATGAATGGAAAGTGGTGTCACTAAGCTTTGGTGATGCATCATGATGCCCACTATCTAATAAATAGAAATGTGACAAGGCCACTGACCAGCCATACTTCTTCTCTCCTGTTGACTTATCGATATACTCACTTGTTTTAATACTCCCGTCAATTCCAATCATTTGCCCTTTTTTAACCATCTTTTCAAAATTATCTGCTTGGTGACCAAAGACTGACAAAGGAATAAAGTCTGTGTCTTGCCCATCTTGTGAATGATAAATCCGATGGACTGCCAAAAGTGATGAAACCACGCCATTCCCTGTTTTAACATCTGTTGCAATTCTACCTATTAAATTTACGTTGTTCATTAATTATCAATTTCCTTTCGATGTGTCGTCAGATAAAGTGTTATCTTCCTCAATTTTGCCTGAAACTGTCTAGTAGACTGATTGAATCTGACCATTGTCTCTGCCTTCCCATGTGTCAACACTGATTCCACCCACTCTCTTGATTGGTGATTATGAAGGATTGAATTAGCTCTTTCAATTGCTTCTTCAATTTCCTGCTCACTGTGTGTATCTGGAGGAATTGTAAGACCAAGCATGTCAGCCTTGTCTTGCTCAACTTTCTCTGAATGCCATGTCTTTCGCTCAATATCCTTACGTGCAAATGTTATGCGCCATTGAAGGGTGGGAAGCTCACGAATGATTGCATCTTCCGTTTCTTCATCTGTCCATGACTTCAATCGGTGGTCTAATAATTCGACGATTAGGTCTTCTGAGGTGTCTTTCAAAGGCTCATGCAGGTGCCATGACAATAACTCTGCCTGTTTTCCAAATGTTGGCGTTGCCAAAATGTCTTTGATTGTCTTTTCACTGAGCAACTTACTTGTCGCCACCTTTGTTTACCCAAAGACCAATTAGGGCTGTTAAGCTGCCTAGGACTACCGAAATGCCAAGCAATGCCAGCCAGTAGTTTAAAATATTAGCCCATGGCAATTGTGTGATACCTGCTATGTTTGTCATTGTTAAGAGCCACCCGGCTGAGGTAAGAACGCTAAAGACGTCAATGGAAATTTCTTTGTTTTTCATATGTATGCTTTCTTTCTTTCTCTTATAGTGTTATGGTATTAATTGGGAAGTGCAACTATTTTTCATTTGGCAAAAACAAAATAATATCCACCAGCGTCTGGTAGCGAATAGGTGCCATTTGCTATCCCCCGGATGGTCGAGTAGCTAATTCCCAAGGCTACAGCTGCTGAGCTAATGCTTGAGTATTCAGTTTTCTTACCTGTGGTAAGCTCTACTGCTGTCACTGCATGCTTGCCACCTTTGACTGCACGGCGGCGAAGATTGTCAGGATGTGAAAGCCATCGAAGATTGTCAACGCAGTTATCATCCAAATCTTCATCTATATGGTCAACGTCACTAAGCCGGTCTGGATTAGGAATAAATGTCAAAGCAGCTAACCTAGACACCGTGATTGTGGTGCTCTTACCATCATCTTTAGTGACTGGGAGCACTGAATAGCCTCCATTGTTAACATATGGCTTAAGAACCTTCCCCAATGGGCCTTTGACCTGCCCTAGCCTATTTGTACTGTACCGTGAGTAAGGCCTTGGCGCTTTCTTGTAAACTCGCATTGGATTAGCTGGGAAAATGGCCGCCCAGCTTGTCTCAGTGTTCTCATTACTGATGAGTCCCTTTAAGTAAGCCAAATCATACGCGTTTCTTTTTATTTCTTGAGTCAAATCCATATTCATATTCTATAATCTCCTATTTTTTATTTCCTATACTTCTATTATATCACGTTTTATAATATTACTGTTGGTTTTGCATCACTCGATTAATTATGCCAGTTAAAAATCACCCCTTCCATTTCTCTTACGCCATTAATTTAGTAGCAGGAACTAAAATAAGGGGTTATTTAGCACCTAATGTGTAGGCTTAAACAAATCTTAACATTTGAGCCTATTAAATCAGCTTTCCTAAATTGCCAATAAAAACAGGCATCACATGAGACCTTTTTGATAGCCTTGACTTTATCATTTGATGTAGTAATTGGTATGCCCTAGTTATTCACGAGCTGCCTTAAGTAATCCATTCGTCTACCTATGCATTCTCACCTTAAGCTCTTTTTTTAGCTTGTCATTTTTGTCAGCCAGCTTTTCCCTGCACATCCTTAAAGCTTCCTTAGTCGTTGGTACAAGCAACTTTTCTGCTGGCTTAGTATCCTTATAGCCTTTCAGTTCATAACCGTATCTCCCAGCAGACGCCTTTGACAGTTTTTCCATTTCGACTGGCTTAACGGTGCAAACCTCGTCAACCCATTGTCTTGCTGTCCTGTCCTTAACGCTTGCTAAGCTGCTAATAGTATCCGCTGCTGCTTTGGCCGTCATGATAGGCTCATTGGTATACCCTTTTTGAGCCTTTATACCCATGAAAAAATTTATTTCTCGTTTCCCAACTCCGCCTGATAAATCTGGAAAGTAGTCACTTGCAACCTTCTCTCCGAACAACTGGATAAGCATTTCTTTGCTGATTGGGGTGTTTAGGTTGAGGGTAAAGTTATCACTCACCAATTCCCAGTTAGCAGTGTTGAAATCGCCTAGTATGTACACATGGTGCGACTTGACTAATTTACTACCATTGTTAAACTCCATTAGCTTCTTCCCTTCATCACAAAGCTCATCAGGTTGCGCTAAGTGAATAGCCCCTGCAACTCGCATTAACACAAGTGCATTAGCAATCTTTGTTTTGGTGGCTTTTTCTGGGTGTTCAAGCATGTCCATTATCAAACCCTTAGTGATGTAGATACCTCTACCTGGCTCTTTAGAAAGCTGGTGACCAGTTACTTGATTGACGGCAATTAGGTTAAGCGAAAACCACACATCAGCCATGAGCTTCTTGTCATCCCGCCAAGGGTCGAACCTATTAGCTGGTACAAATAAATTCTTAACCGCTTTCGAAGCACCCGAGCCTCTTCCTGATGGCATCTGTAAGATGTTTGATGTTGCAATCTTGCAAGCTTGCTTATAATCTACCCTTTGAAGCATCTCTGGGTAGAAAGCCTTAAGGAATGTTGGCAGCTGTTCTGGTCCTAGGCATTCAATGAAAGCTGGCACAACATTTGTTGTTAGCTTATGTATAGATAACATCTTTTTACCATCAATTTTATGTTCTGTAGCCCCAACAATTTTGCCGGTGCTGACTGTGTTAAGTAATTCGTTAAGGCGTGACTTCTTAGCTGTTCGAGTGGTGCTGTGCTTAGTTAATTCAGCAACCTTATCAATGTTATTAGCCCAGTTTGTTAGTAGCTCTTTATTCTTATATCCCAT